TTTCGTTCAAGCCACCATTCTTGGTAAACAAGTGGTATACGTTCACATTCTGTCCAAGTTAAACCGCCATAATAAACATTAAGGAACCTTTTTTCCAATAATAAATTCTTATCACTCGGCGTTAGGCCAAAGAAAGTTTACACCAATCGGAATGGTTACCTCTTCTACGTGATTACAAAGTGGACAAACAGACTCTTGCTTCATGACGATACCTGGAGAATTATCACTAATATAACGTCGTAGAGCACTTGAATCATTTGCGGGCAAGTACGACACAAACTGTGCAATCTTCGTACGGTCAGTAACACCATTTACACTTACTATACTATATCGAAGGAACGTTGTTACTGTAGAATCTTGAGCTACGCCGAGCTTCTTCTTTTGTTGTTCAGCCGTACGTGACATGTCTTCTTCGTCTCGACCCGTCAAAAACCTAAATCGCATAGGAACGTTTAAACGTGGAAGTTTATATTCAAATTCATTCACACCAGCAACAACGGGAGCGATCTTTAGAGGCTTAATTTCAAGTTCAGCGAGGTTAAACTCACGAGACGATTTGTCTTTACAACTATCACAGACTACTTCACCATCATACTTGGCGCCATAACCAGTCACTCGAATTGCAACCATAAGTGCATTACGATCACCCACGATAAGATCGAGTGGATTGACGTCTTTGTTACATAGACACGAACGAATAAGTTCCGTCACGACCGTTCCTTTTTTAAGGAGTACTTGAGAAGTTAAAATGTCTTCTTCTCTAGAAGTCATTGCTTTGATATCAACATATTGTTGATCATAAAAAGGATGTTCAACAGGATAAACTAATCCCTTAGAAGGGAGTGGAACAGTTTCGTTAGGAATCTCAAACCCAAAATCACGAGCCAACATAGCTACAATTGACTCAGTTTGTTGACCACTTTGAACTGGTGCGGCAACCTTACGTGGTGCTGGTACTTCGCCACCGGACGACATTTCAGCGATGGCCGCCATATGTTGTTGTAGACCTTCAGGTACTTCACCACCAGAAAAAACTTCGTTAGATTTACGACTATTGGACATTTATTAAGCTCCTACAATTAATTTTAATCAATTAGATTGTAAAGGTAAATAAATGTCCAATTAAATTTCTAACCAAAACTTTATAATTTTACAATTCGACCATCACACAATTTATTCAAGAAAGGATTATCGTCCCAATCTCGATGTTCTGTGAATTTATGTTGGTAATATTTCTTTCCACAAATTTCACAAATACAATCACTTGAAGCACGAACAAAATTATATTTTTCTTTTTCTAGTCGAATCTCTTCAAGAAACTTTTCAACATCATTCATTAGCTTCAACAACATCTTCTTTCTTCTTCATTGTCATCAATTTATTGCTTACGCCCCAGAGCGCAACTACACCTGCATCAATTACGACTTGCTTTTGGTTACGACCATTAGCAAGATCAGCTTTAAACTGAAAACGATTGAACTTATTCACAAAGTCTGTCCACCAAAGACGAGGACCGGTCGATTTATTCGACACTTCAAATCCGGCTTCAAGATAAGCCTTTCCTTCACCAACACGAGAATCAACGTACGTAACGAGTCCTTGTTTACCATTCTCAATAGCATATTCAAAACAAGCTTTCGTAAGCTTACCGATCCACCCATTCACATGACAAGTTGGTCGAGAAGCCGATCGACCGATCTCAAAGAACTCCTTATAACGCTTATGAAACGCTCGACGAAGTGATTGAGCTGCAACTACTCGACCACTCGGATCAAGTAAACCAAATGCAACTGTCGAATTGACATCTCCCTCAAGATGAGAAGCAGTGAAAAATTCCTTACGTTCAGCAACGGTGAGCTTACGTATCTCAAGCTTACGAGAATGATAAGTGTCTGTCACTTGATGTACGCGATGTTTGATCATGTCCTTGATCAGATCTTGCTTATCACGCCATTCATCTTCATAGATCATAAAGAGACAAATATCACCCTTTTGACAGGCTTCAAGCTTCTTTTGATGATAAGATTTATCTGTTATTTGAGTCTCACAATGCCAGTAGAAATTGTTACACTCGATCGCAAGCTTGAATTCAGGAACCCAAACGTCGACCTTATACTCAGGTACGACACCAGCGACATCATATTGAGCTTCGACGCCACACGAACGGACAAAATCAAGAATCTCTTTCTTGAATAGAGACTCGTCTGCCGGAATGAAGTTTTCGTGTTTTACTGGTTCTTTGTGCTTTGATGATCGTTGTCCCATGATTATTGTTTCCTTTATTTGGTAGTTATATTCAACTTTTATCGAAAAATTTTTAGATGTTACTTGATGGGCACCGTGTATAATACTATGCCGTTGTATTGATTATAAAACAGAAGAATCTCGTTGTACACACGGGAGGAAGAAAATGTTATTTTTAGTTCCATATATGATTGCAACACCACTTGATTCTTCTAAATCATTTTCTGATGTAATTTCATATCGGTTTATAAAATCTGTCGACCATAACTGACATTTTGATTCAACAATAGAAAATCCAAAAGACAAATAAAATTTATCATCAATGAATCGTGTATCTGACAGTATTAAAACACCATCTTTATGATTTTCATTTGCTTGTAACACACACTCAAACAGTAATTCTTTAATAAGATCTTTATGACAATCAAACGTCATTAACAATTGAACTATTTCATAACATTGTTTTCCAAAGTATATGATTTCATTTATCGACATTGTTGCATATAATTTATCGTTAGATGAAAAAATTCCAACAATCATATTTGCATTTTTCTTATTACCGAAACTATTTTGTGTAACAAAATTATCATATTCAATAACATCTAATTGTCTAATATAAAACTCTTTCTCTTGCGTTTTTTCAACTAGACCTAGTTGATCTTTAATTAAATTTTTAACAAATTCTTTATTTTGTAGCCATTCATCTTCATAAATAGTCAATAATTTAATATCGTTGCTACAACATAAATCAAGTTTTTCTTGATGCCCAAGTTCATTCTTAAATTTAATATCACTATGCCAATACAAACCGTTATATTCAATTGCAAATTTTCTAGATGGAATATAAACATCAAGTTCTTTTGGATTTATTGCTTTTCTGTCGCAGTACAAGACATCATCAAACCCAAGCAATTTTACAAAACTATAGATTTCTTGCTGTGCAACTGAACCTTGTGGATCACAACTATAACAACGTGATCTACTAATTAACATTGATATTGTTTTATATTGAACATCACCACATTTATTACATTTACATGGAAATCGTGTAGCTTTGTGCTTATATAAAGTAATGTCTTTTTCATCAATACTAAATTTATCTTGAGAATTTATTCTTTTTCTTATTTCATCAAGTTTCGTACGTCTGCCAGCATCAGGTAAATCGTACATTTGAGAATTTTTTTGTGCAATACTCATCAAACGTGAATCTGTTTCTTTTGTAAGACCTAAATTCCACGGAACAAATCCATTAGCTCGACGAGTTTCAACCGCTTGTTTAATTCGAGGATCGTCTATCGTTAACCCTTTTTGCCAAGAAATGAGTTCACCAGATGCATATTTACGTTTTAAAGTTTCATGACCTTGTTTTGAAATATGAGCAACAATTTCATTTGTTTCTTGTGTTAATCCTTTATTCCAAACAACATATTTTTGTTCTTTAAAACCTTGTACTCTTTTTGCAACTGCTTTTTGCATTATTTCTGGATTTTTCCAATTTCCTTGTTCACTAGCATTATGACCACGAATAAATCTTAAAGGAAACCCATAATTTAATTTATAAAATTTTGTTCTTTTTCCGCACCCACAAGCACATAATGGTTCAACGCCATTAAGAAAATATTCAATATAAAATTGTTCTTGATCAAGAATAGATAAATGATGTGTTTCTTGAACGTGTTCAAGAAATTTTGTCGTATATATGAAATTATTACCACAAATTGGGCAATTAAAAATTTTAGGTTTTGTCATAAATCCATTATAAACAATACGAAGATTGCCTACACATCGTACATACACGTTTGGCTTGTAAAATATCTTATAACTTTACAAGCCAAATTACATCATGCACAAAACACGAGAATAATATATAATAAAATTATACTCACATTAAAACTGAAGCGCACAGTTATCGAAACGTAGCGTCAGTGTAATCTCGGCAAGAGCACCATCTTCGTACGATAATTCACCAAAAGTAACGTTTGTAAGAAACGCGCCGTGTACATCCCATAATTCGCATACACTTCCGATCGGATCCAATAATTTCAGTTGTATGCTACGTTTGTAAAAGTCAGCGTATCCAGCTCGACCACTAATACTTTCGAAATGTAAACGAATCCATTCCATAACCTGTTGCGCTCCAGACGGTGCAATCGGATC